CAGCGCCATGTCGCCAAAGAAAAGAGTGTGTGAAATCGCTGTCCCATCGAATGTAGTCCCGTATTCCAGGCGTTCCATATAGCCGGTGTCCAGGAACCCGAAGGTATAGCTGTTCCCATAACCATCCTTGGCCGCCATGCCATATTGGAGGGCGTTGCCTGTCCCGCGATCAATCTCGAACCACCTCATCGACCGCATGTTCAGCACCAATTCTTTGTTTAGTTTCGTTGCGGTTGAACCGGATGCAAACAACCAATGCCATTCCATCGCTTCAGCATCGTAGAATCCGACAGACTCCCCTGCAAGCGCCGCCGTAAGGCTTTCATCCTTCTTTTTGTCGAAATAGTTGCTGATGTCCCAATGGACGGCAACAGGGGCGCGACCGTCGGAAAGATAGATCCCGTCATTCCCCTGCCAGATAGCCAGATTGCGGTTGAGGTTTTGTCCTTCGCCTGGGAGATTTATCAAGGTAATGGTCTTGGGAGCTGGACACCCTATGGTATTGGATACCCGATATAGTCCCGTTGTCCACTCTTCAGGGTTGTTCCCGGTTAGCGCCCACATTTCAGAGCGCTTGAAAAAGATTGTCATGGAATAGAAATTTCCGCCAAATTGGGCAAAAAGCTCCAATCCTCCTGTTATCGCGGTATCGTCACCGATAATCAGCTCTGTTGAGTCCGGGCCATTGAAACAGTCTGGGGTGCGAACAGACGATACCAGGACGGAATTCTTCATGTGATCGACATTGTTGCACAGCATCAACCGGCCCTTGGCATACAGGGGGAATTGATACCCGCGCATCTCATAGGGGGCCGGGATTCCAGCGCAGTAATCTATGTAACAGCCACCGTCAAGTGTCGCCGAAAAGGAGATTTTATAATAATATAGTGCAACGTCTTTGTTTTCCTTCTTTTTGTACTCAGAACCATATGGGACAGGGAGCCATGTAATTGAACCCGCCTTGCCGAGCGAAGCACTGTCGTCAAATGTTTCATCGATTATATTGGTTGCCGTTGTCCATGCCGATCCGTTCCAGTATTCCACCGTTGCCGTCGCTGTGTTGGTGTTTACGTGCTCAGGAGTCACGCCAAGCCATACCCCCTGCTGCGGCAGCGTGAAGCCAACCAATATCCAGCCTGTTGAAGTTGGAAGTTCGGAGACATTGGCATAGGTTTGTTTATCGAGGCTGTAAAAGTCCTCTTCGCGTACCTGTTGCGTGTAGTCAGTGTCCTTTTTAGATGTATGCTTGATGAAGCTCATACACTCTGCATATTCCCCACTCCACACATCATTCAAAAGCTGAAAGGGGGCTTGGACTGTAACATGTGAAATAGTGACCGTTGCATCAATCTCGCTGACCTGAATTTTGTAGTAATACAGCACAGCCCCGTTATACATTTTGAGTTTGGCTGTAGAAACTGTAGATGTAAAGGTGACTGTCCCGGTTTGAGCACAGGAGATTCCTCCGTCAGCCGTCCCATCGCTGAGACTGCTTACAGCCGCCCATTCCGTTCCGTTCCAATAATAAGCCGTCATGGTCGATGTGGCAGTGTTGGCGGTTCCAATATAGAATGTGAAACCGGACAGAGGGCGAGTCGCACCAAGGTAGAAGGAGCCTATGCCGTCTTCATCGGGAACCACTGTGCAGACTTGAGAGGCGGTTGCCAATGTGTTCTGGACTTTCTCGGTCTGGTCATACTCAAACCCGGAGGACTTTGCATCGTAATTCAAGAATGCCCCGACTTCCGATTCATCGCCGCCCCATATGCAGGTATCAACGCCATTGCAATAACAGACATGCCCTTTGGGGGCGATAGAGAAATACCCTGTTCCGGCCCCTGGAGAATCCGACCACAGATCCGCTTCCACTCGGTCGCCAGCCGCCGGAACTGCCTGTGTAAACTGACGGACTTTAGACGCGCTGTGGTCCGTATTATAAGAATGCGTCAGTAGATGGTTTTCTAAAGGCTGGTCTTTGTTGAACTGGATGGCGTTTCGGGTATGGGTGTAGGTAGTGAAGGCCGTGGAATTGATCTTCGTCATGCCCCGCACACCTTCCAGGTTGTCGGAGGTATAGCGGACATTGGTAAGTTCCCGGTAGTTCTCCCCGATCAAGGAAGGGTCGAGGGATGTAATGAGCTTTTTGTTAAGGCGCAGCTCACGGCGATGGACGTTATTGCGTGGCATCTATACCACCCCTTCGTTCTTTTTTGTTCGTGTCTGTTTGGTCCGTTCGTGTCTGTTTGGTCAGTTTGGTCTGTTTGGTCTGTTCTTGCCTGTTCGTGTCTGTTCTTGCCTGTTCGTGTCCGTTCTCTTTCGCTAATTACTATCTATAACTTCGGTCGCGATAGCTTCGCTTCTTGAAATTGAACCTCAGGCCCGTTCGGTTCCTGCTGGAGTTCTCGTTGCGATTGGCCTCCCGGCACTTCAGGTCGAAGAACTTGTAGAACGCATCCCCGAAGTTGGGATCGCGATCCCGGTACTTGTAGAGCCACGCTGCATACATGACTAAGGCGCGTTTATAGTCCGGATCGAAACGGTAGGCCCGATAGGAAGAGTAGACCGGAGTGGGCTTCTGGAGATAGTAGAGAGTGATTGTGTACCCATCGGTGGACGGCGGCGGGTCAAGGATGAACTGTTTACGGCCACCGGGAACAATCACATAGGCATCGGAACTGTCCCAATCGTTGTCGGTTCCGTCGAACAGGGCGGTGATGAGTTCAGAGGTGGAGGTAACGGAAATTACAACTCCATCCGATCCGTCAGTCGTGTTGTGAATGGCATCCCCGGCCTTGACGTTAGCAAACGGGGCCGAGGTGTCATAGAGGATCGCTTCCCCGTTGGACAATGCGCCGGAAGAGGTTGCTGTTCCGGTAATGGGATCGTCCAGGGTAGACTTGTCGATAATGGAAAAGTTCCAGGGGATTGCTATGGAATCATCGTTGTTTGCTAACACAATCCCCTGGTGATCCCGCCACTTCAGCCAGTAATCCGAAGACCCATCATTCAGTTTGCAGACGTACTCATTCCGGTCATTCTGAAGATAGAGCTTCAGGAAATCGGCGTTGAGATCGTAGGCGGTCTGATCGGCAACGGTGGTTATGGCCTGGGTGGAGGTCAGACACCATGTCCGTGACACCAGCTCGCACGCCGCCTCATAGAGATGGTCGTAGGATGTCCGGGCGTCCATGAATGACGAGGTGCTGGCCTCATTCAGGGTGCTATACAGGGCGTCAGTGAGGGTTTTCCCATCCATAATCTATAAACCTTTCCGCTCAAGACTTCTATCGGTACTGGCTATCGTCTTAACGCTTCTACGTTCGATTCCTCACCCAACAGCTTGCTTGCGATCTTCCAGATCTTCTCCGCGCCGGTGCGGGTTACTTTGCCACCCGTTACCCTGACATTGGCTGCATGGGCGGCCTTGAGGGTGTCTCCGGTGAGCTTGATGCACGGCTCCGTCATTCGCCGCATTTCCTCATGGGCGTAGGAGATTCCCCTGGTCTGCTGCATCTGATCGTAGGTGAACATCCGGTCGCGGATCTCATTCCCAAGTTCTTCGCGCACCCGATTGATCCGATCCTTGGTCTTGGATGATAGCTTTGGGACTGCCATCTCGAACTGGCGGAGCTTGGCTTCCTTGTCGATCAACGCCTGTTTGAATTCATTGAGCGATCCCTTCGGCACGAGGTCATTCTCTACGGCATGTTTGTCTCTACGGATTGACTCCCGGAGATTGTCTCCCATCACATCATAGTAGAACATAGGATAGGTGCTGGCGATGTTCCCTTTGCCGTTCTTGTCCGCCGCCCCGAAGAATACGAAATCCTCCGTGCTGTCAATCTGATCCTTCTGCTCTTTCCCGTTCCCCTGTGGTGCTCGTGTTTCTACTGACATACTGACTCCCTTTCGTAAATGATATATTAATGCTATGGTCTCCCTGGTAATATGCTGTTCTTCCCTCTATATTTAGGGCAGGACGGGCCAGGGAGAGGGAAACCCGCCCCACCCAAGGGGGAGCTGTGAAATATGAACCGTTACTGTTTTATTCTAACCGTCTGCCTAGTGTCGTATCCGTACATCAGCCCGTCATGAGACTGGAGCAATGTGGAATACCTTTCCTGAATCGACACGTTAATTCCTTGACCGAGCGCCATCCCTACCCAGAACTCTACTCCGGGTTTCTGGTAGGAATACTCCGACCCGTTCGCCATGTTGATGCCGTATAGGTTGATCTGTTTAAAACCCCTGTAGATAGCAAGAGCGATGGCATAGTCTACGGTATTGGTGAAATAGTCGGTACGGAACCGGGACACAATGGCGTCAACGGGGTAATTGGACAGGTCGATATAGGGAATCTGGTCCTCTCTTGCCTGTTTCCGGGATTTGAGCCAGAGTTGTCGTTCCTGTTCACCCCACCGGCCATCCTCGTACACGTTCATGTCGATAACGAGGTCTACTTTACGATTCAGGTTGGTGAGAGTGATGCCCCAGGAGTATTCGTCCAATGGGGCTTTCTCCCAACCTTTTCCTCGTCCTATGATATTAACTGAATGCAAGACCGTCCTTACGTTGTGGTATCAGTATATGGCCAGAGGACATTGGTCACGTTGTCGGCGGTCAGGTAGTTCCCGGAACCGCGTTTGGCGTTGATGTCCGATGCTTCCGCACAGGTAGCAATGGTCGTTACCGCTGCCGCAGAGATGAGGCGATTGTTGATGATGTAAAACAGGTCCGAATTATCATCGACGGTCAAGGTGGCCGCCTGGATGAGGTTGTCTTTGATAACAGACCGCCAGGAAGTCGTTGTAGCAGAGTTCACGAGGATTCCAACCGCCGCCGATTCCAGGATGTCATTGCCGACAATTTCAGTCCCGCCAGCTTCACCTGCCCCAATGGAAATGGTAGCCGTAGCCACCGCCCCCTCGAACCGGCAGTTGAAGATCTTCAAGAACGGAGAGGCTGTCGAAGTGATGGCCGTGGTTGTGGTAGATGTTGCTGAAAAAGTACAACCGTGGAACTGGATACCGGAACTGGAGTTTGCCAGGGTGATAATCGGCGATGCCACAGCCGGTCCCTTGAACCAGATGTTAAAGAACCGTGTGCCATAGTTTCCAGTATTAACGGGGGCATGGTTTCCGGTAATACCCGGTTTGCTGTTGGCGTCATAGGAACCCACCCCAATTACGTCGCATTTATTGGGGAAAGCAACAATGGTAGCGGTTTCAGTATCGGCAACGTAGTAGATGGTGTTCCGTCTGGCCCACCGGTCTGATCCACGAGCGATGTCTATGTTATTCAGGACAACTGCACGAGCGAATGTTTTCAGGGGGGCTTCCCACGACAACCCGTCGTTGCTATCGCTTCCGCAGTTATTATCCACGAAATAGGTTGTGCCGGAATTGTCCTGCCCTGCTCCTCCATAAAAAGGAACGCCGCACACCTGAATTCCTTTCGGGAAAGAAGTTAAGCGCATATTTGAACTCCTGAGATATGGTTATGCCGGGAGTGGTTGGCCCCCGGCTGTTTGTTATATGGTCTTAAAGTTTACCTAACTCACTTGGTGCCCATACACGAACCTCCATTCCTTAAAACCGAATGCCACGCGGAACCGGATACTCCATTTGACGGCGAAGGTTTCAAAGTCGATGGCGGTGTTGGTTTCCTTGGGAACCCGGTCAATCATGAGGAGATGGCGTTTCATTTCCCGGCTGTCGACCACGAACCAGTTGTTGGGATCGTAATCATCAAGTCGGGGGATCTCAATGAGCTTCCATTTCCCGTACTGAACATTGATGGTGTTGTTTGCCGAATCGGGGTCTTTGTCCGAACCGACCACTTCCCGCACCGTGTCTGCGATACTGGAAGGGAAGATGATGGTGTCGGGGTTGAGGTCGATACGTTCACCAATGTCGTCCCGGAACCGCCGCATGGCAAGTTTGGTGGCCGCCAGGGAGGTCTTGTTGAATGCCGATGTGCCACAGTTGTCGAAGCCGGTGGATGTAGATGCCCCGGACTTGGTAGTGTGGGAGTCGGAACACAGGGCCACTCCTTCCTCGGAATACTGGAAGAGATGGGCCGTGGAGAAGGCGTAGGCGAAGGATGCCTCGATGCCTAATTTCTCCTTCGTGCGCTGTGCGGAACGGGTCAGGGAGGCCACCTGGTCGCTCATGACACCGTACTTCTTATCCTCAATGAGTTCCCGTTCAAAGATCCGGCCAGCGGCGTAGGTTTTGGACTCGATACGGGTCAGGTATCCGGGAGCCTGAGTCAGGTATTCCAGTTTGCCGTTGAAGGCCGGGATGTCGCCAACCGACCCGATGCTGAAGAATTCCTCCCATGCCGCAGTGGACGGGATGGAACGATAGAGCTGAGAGAGCTGTGACGGAAGATCGTTCCACTGGTTTTCCGATACTTCCTTCAGGCCGGCTTCCAGTAGCCGATAGAATTGTTCTCTAGTTGCAGGATTTCCCATAGTTTACGTTCCTCCTTATGCTCTAACACCGCAGAACTGGTCTGCGTTGAACTTGAAGATTGCGTACTCCTTACCGGACGTTTCCAAGTTGATTTCAAGCACGTCGATAAGATAGTAGTTTGATGCGTATGATGGCATCTGTTCGATATATGTTGAAGCAGCATCGAACTGAGCCGCGCAGGTTCCAATACGGAGCGATGCCAGCACGAAAGAATCACCAACTGCAATACCATGCGGCCATGCCGTCCTGAACGTATGTACAGTCGTGGATGTATCATATGCTGTTCGATACAGGCCGCGATTCGCCCCGGAACGACAATACCAAGTACCGTTATAGGTCAGGTACGCATTGGAAATTGCCGATGTTCTCAGGGTAGATCCATCCGTGCTGGCAGTGGTATTGGAATATGCTGTAGGAGCAGTCCCATAAGCACCGTTGAAGATGGGGCCTTTCAAAACAGTCGATGGCCCAATAACAGCCACTTTGCCCCAATACAGCGGATCGCCTTTGGCAGCCATTCCTTCTGCAAGACGTGTCCCGGTTCTGGCTTGCTGTGCCGCCTGGGTTCCTGCGGTGACAACATAGTTGCTTTTATATGTTGAACTGTAAGTCCCGTTGTTCTCTGCGTTGAACCCTAACACAACACCAAACGGGACAGCCTTGCCTGTAGTATCTGCTGCTCCAGCGGATGCACCAATGGCAAGCAGACCCTCTCCAGCCGGGACAGAACTGGCCAGCGAAGACATGACAATGCTTCCCTGATATACGGTAGCCGCACTGTTGGCAAAGTTGATTGGAGCCCAAATAGTGCGGATTTCACCTTCAATTACCTCGAATCCCATAAGATTCCTCCTTAAACGAAAAAAGCGATCAGCCCTGGTTAGGGAGAGATCGCTTCAGTTCTTCTGATAGCTATGTGAGTTAAGCTAGGTTATGGTTAAGTTGATATTATAGGTTATGGTTAAGTTGATATTAGGTTTATGTGATATTATATTACGTTACGGCACCCGCAGAACGGGCATCCCCCAACCGCTTCCGCAAACCTGGGGGTGTAATAGTCGGTGACTTCCTCACCATCCGGCCCCGTTTCAATGATGGTCCCAATTTCATCCGGTATCTCATTGTAGGACTCGATGTTGATTTCACCGTTCTCCAGGAGATACTGTTGGGCGGCTTCGGTTCCAATCACGGAATCTGTGACGTATTCTGTTACCTGAATGCCGCTGGCATCCCCTCCTACATATTGGTTCAGGTCTACCGTGAACCCACAATTCCAGCAACGGACATACCGATTGCGATCTTCGCCTGTCCCGGGAAGGTAAGCGACCCTCTTACGGCTCCGAAGTGCGCGGGTAGTGTTGGTGGATGTGAAGGTTGCCATCGTAAATTACCTGAACCCGCCCCGGAGGTGCATGGGGAGATCCCCTTTTAAGACTTCCTTTGCCTTCTCCGGAGAAATGTTGAATGCGCTCATGAGTTCCAGAGAATCCTTATCCAGATTGGGGAGATCGTCTTGGGCATTGGTGTTGGTATTGCCGGTCGATACCCCTGTCGGCTTGGTGGTCTGTTTCCCTTTGAACACATTCTTCGGCTGCTTCCCGGACAATCGCTGTTCCAGGAGGTGCGCCTTGGCCTGATAGTAATTCATCGTTGCATCTGATACCGGGTTCCATGTGGCGGGGTTGTCGTTCCCGCGCTTGAGGTTAAATGGAGACTGGGGATTATACAGTTCCGCAATCACCTCATCATGGAGTTCGTCGTTGTCGCCGGTTCGGAGCGTCTGGAGGTGCGAGGTGTAGGCGGCGGCGTAGGAGTGATTCGCCATGCTTATCTGCTCGTTTTGGACATCCGCCAGGAACTGGTTGACCGCGAATATCTCCTGCGGGGTCGTGGGGATCGCGGGGATACGGCCATGTTCAACCGCCTCCTGGATACGCTGTTCAATGAAGGCGTTGCCGTACTGAACGGGAGCCTGGGCTATGGGGGGCTGCTGAACGGGTTGAGCATTGGCCTGGTTCCCTTGCCCCTGGTTTTGCGCCAACATTTCCTGCAACC